CTAATTATTAACAATAGATTGATGTTGTAAATACTCGTCATAGATAGTCTTTAAATCTATTTCATTCTTTTTTATACGCCTTTGCAAGGCTTTTAACTTTCTTGTTTCATATAATTCGGCAAACAGCTTTTCTATAGCTTTATCTTTTCCTTCTACGTAGCAGATGTATCTAAAATCATTAAAGCTATATAGTCTCATGTCATAACCTCGCAAAAAATAATATCTTCTATATTAATGTCAATTATTCGTTCGTCAAAGCGCTGTAATTGAACTATGTTTCTTTCGTGATCTACATAAACAGGAACTACATACTTGTATCGCACATGATGATTGTTCTTTAAAAACAGTACTTCTATTGACCAATTGCGTTTGAGAGCATCCGCTAACACTATTGAATGTTCTAAAATATCATCAATTAAATTATACATGTTCTTCACCTCTTGCATACATTATACGAACAAATGTTCTTAAAATCAAGTCTTAAAAAGTGTTGTGTTGCATAAAATTATATGTAATAATATTCACATGAACGATTTTTCGTTCATTATTTCATTCAACTATTAGCTGTTTGACATCCCGTTTTTTACATCTGAACATAACAGCAACCTCAAATTTTTTCGGGGTATTTTTTTGCATAAAAAAGCCCTAACGTTGAGGTTAGGGTCATAAATGCTCTATTTTCTTTACCATAATTCTCAAATTATTTGGTGACTCGTAATCTTCTAAAAGTCTAAACCCGTTTTCTTCATAAAATTTAATTATTTTTATGTTATTTTCACACTCTATATATACTATTCTTCCACCTACAATGGCATTTGCTTCTTTAATTTTTTCATATGCTAATCCTAATATATCGTTGCCTGATGCAGCTTTTGCCTTTTTACTTATTGAATTGTAATTCTTACCTAATTGACCAATTAAGTAGCTTTTAATTTCATAATTCTGCATATCGGTTTTATGTCCGACACCCATTAACTTTTTTTGCATACCACCAGATATAGTAGAAAAATTTCTTTTAGAAATTATCAATGGTTTATTGGAAATGGAAAAATATCCTGCAATGAAAGGAGCTTTTTTATAGGTAGACATTACAATATATGTCCGAGCTATGTCAAACCGTTCAAAAACAATTGCTTTACTATGTATAAATTCCTCTACATCACTTGCACCATGAGATAATGATTTGCACTCAAAAGAAGAGAGGAGAAGTGTTATTTCCTCCTCTGTAGAATCTGATTTCAATAAATCTGAAAGGGATATAATGTTTAGTGTCATATTTTACATGCTCACCTACTTCATTAAAAATGAAGACATTATATTATTAATAGTCTCTTTGTTTTTGATATTCTTTGAACCCTTAGTAGATTTTAAATCCACTTTTCGAGATGACTCAATTGCTCTTGCTAATTTTTCACCAGCTTTAGCAGAAAACTTAAAATCAGTTTGAAAACTTTTAGTAGCCATAGTAACCCCTCCAAGTTTTAAGTCCTTATATACTATATTATACACAATAAGCGTATTTGTAAACCTTTTTTTAAAATCCGAATCACCTTAAACAGCTTTTAAATGCTTTTAAATGCTTTTAAACGCGCTTAACAGCTATAAACAGCTACAAAATGATGTTATCTTCATTTTAGCTTATTTATTAGCTTGCAAAGTATCACAAAAGTATCTTTTTATAAAACAAAAAGACCCCCTAGCGCACTGCTAAGAGGTCTTTAAAATTATTTCAAGAAGTAGTTTGCTGTGTAATACCAGCCGTCAGATGGATACCAAAGCTCTAAGTATCCTTTCCCGTTGTTGTACCATGCTAATTTCGTATTAGGTGCATACCATTTAATTTTGCCCGAACTCAACTTCGTATTATTCCAAACCGGAATGCGTAAATCTTTCGCGCTTTTAATTCGAACTTTAATGCGCCCTTTTGCGTCTTTTTTAGTTACAACATCGCAAAAACTCTTATACATGTAGTATAGTTTGTCATCAATATAAGTCTTGTACCAATACTGATTGTGCTCATATACTAAGAACTCAGTTCCCGATTTATACATGCGGAATGGCGACGATTTAAAGTCCATTTTTGTGAGCAATGGCGCGCTGTCAACGACTTTTCCATCATGTCTGTTTTTATTTTGTGATGCACCTTTCAATTTTGCATTGACTGCGTTTCTGAAACGTGTTAATTCGGAAGGTTTCGCAACCCAAGGCGCAGGACAATTTTTTCCGGTTACATCGTAATGACGGATAATGTCACTAGGCGTTAAATCGTATGTTTTGCATAGCTCTGCAGCTACATCAACAGAACGATTAAACGTTGCCGCAGTGATATTCCCGTTTTTATCTAAGCACATTTCAATACCAATGCTTGTTAAGTTTGCATTTCCGCCAGAGTAGTAGCTCGTTGTTGCTTTAAGCGCTTGTACTCTACAAGCTTTCTCGTTCGCATGATACGCAACTTCATTTAAAGGGATAATACAAATAGCTTCTTTATCATCAATAAAAATATGCGCAGAAGCGTAACGCTCTTTTAAATCTCTAAAATATCGTCTGTGATTATCTGCGCTTGCCCCAGGATTTGCAGTATAGTGCATAACAATCTTACTTACTCTAAGCAACTTATATCCTGGGCGTGAAAATTGATTTTTATTGATATAATTATATTGTAGTACTGACATTATTTATCATCCTTTCTTGGTTCTGAATAATTCATTACTTTTAAACTATCGGAGAATTTACTAGTTGTTGGGTCCATCAAAATACCGACAACGGCTACAATTGTGGTAATAATTGCCATTGGGCTATTTAGGAACCTTACAAACGAAAGCCACAAGACGGACCAGTTATCTAAATCAGATATAGTAAAACCTCCTGCTGTCCACGCGACGCCTAGAACTGTAATAAGAGTTGCCACAACAGTTCGCCAGTTTTTCATTCGTACTTTCCAGTTAATTTTCATTGTTTTTTCTCACCTCCTTATTATTTCCAAAGCATAGGCGCTAAAGTAATAATCGTTGTGATTACTGCCCCTATCAATCCGATAATTGCTACTGTCACGCCTACATCACTCGTTTTTGCTTTTTCATCATTTTCCGATTTCGCTTTAATTTCGGTTAGTTCGATATCGTGGTCATGTAGATGAATAGTAGTATCACTTGCAAAGCGGTCCAAAGTTTCCGCTGTTCTTTCTGTATTTGTTGCAATTTGATCTAGTGAGATTGAAAGCGGTACAACAATATCTTTTAAATCATTCAAATCGTCACCTAATCCATCCACTTTATTCTCTATCTTTTCGATGTCTTTGGAGACTTCTGTTTTCAACTTACTTTCATGCTCTAATAATTCTAATCTTGTTACGTAACCTAATTGTTTTTCAGCTTCCACAGTTCGAAACCTCCCACTCCCGCGATGAATAAATTAAAACACGCACTCAAACCATAGCGAACTGGGAGCAACCACTGCGACTGACCTTCCGCGCTAGCAGATGCATAAAGAAATAATATAAATACACCTATGATTCCCCCAATTAGCATATTTATATATTTTGCTTTACTTGTTTGGAATATCGATATTAAAATCAAAACAGAACTTACTATGAAAAATAAGCCCCATGTATCCATGTTCATTAAACCATCCATCAGCTTATAAGTATCACTTCCTTCAGCAACCGCATCTCCTTTTAGTATTAAAAATGCGCCTGTTGCAAAACTAAACAGCGACACTTGCAATGAAAAAAGGATGCTAAAAACATCCTTATATGACTTTTCCAGCAATTGTTTTTTGAGATTTTCCCACCATTTTCTCATCCACTCCACTTCCTATTTTTTGACATAAAAATAAGCCTATTCGGCTTTTGCTTCTTTCATAGCAATTATTTCATCTGCTTGTGATCTCGTTATCTTTTTTAAAGTAACGAATTTATTAACATCTGCTTCAGTATAGTAGCCGCCTAAAAAATAATCTTTTACTTTTTCATACCAGTTAATCATTTACAAAACACCTGCCTCCGCCAAAGATAATAGTAAGTTTGCATTATCTTGTTGCGTTTGTTCCGTCTTCTGTTCGACTTCTGCTACATAAAGCATTAAGTCCGCATAATCTTGTGTTAATTTTTCAAGCTCGGTCAATTCTGGCGGTTCAGGAATGCTTGCTTCTTCACCAGGACTCCATTTTTGCTTTTTCGTATTAAAAACCGGATTAATTGCTGGTACTGGTGGTTCAATTAGTGTATAGCCATCCGGAATCTTCTCCCCTTTTTTTAAAATAATTAAGTCGTCACGCTCAAATACGCCGTTGTCATCATATTTAAAAACTTTTATTAACTCGCTCATGTTGTCACCTCTTTAGTTAAATAAATTATGCCATCAAGTCCGGTGTTCACGTCTACCGAACCAACTCCAACGATATTTATATCAGCGCTCACACTTAGATATATATTCGCTTGATTACTTGCTGCCGTACTCTGCTGTGCAGCGGAATAAAGTTTATTCCAGCTCGCATCAGGAGCCAAAAAAGTTGGTAACGTTGCGCATATGCCAGTTCCACTTCCAGTCCCTTTGCCTACAATTCCGCTAACAATGACTAGAAACCGATTGCCAAACTTAATGTATCGAGCTATTAAAAGCTGACTTGCAACAAATCCGTTCTTCGGCGTCAAAGTAACACTTTGTACAGAGCTAGATAGTTCAAAAAAAGCTTTTGCATCAGCAAGCGCTTTATCTGCTTTAGCCTGTGCGCTAGCCGTTGTTTCTTTGGCATTCCAGTTCGTTTTATCCGCTGACGTAACGTGAACATCCGTGTTATTCAAATGGGCATTTAAGTCTGCTTTTTGCGCGAATTGCTCGGGCTGCATAGCATCAAATTGTGTTTTTAAAGCATCCGCTTTTTTATCTACGCCATCTAATTTAGTGTTTAATCTTTCGAACGATTCATCGAATATCTTTTCGTAATCATCCCAGCGCTCTACGTAAAATTCTGCCACCGGGAAAAAGTCGCTATCTATTAATGCTTTTTTTATCTCGAATTCAAACTTATATACGCGCATCGCTTGAGTGTTTTTGTATTTTATATATAATTCAGCAATAGCAGTGCCAGCATGAGATATTTGGGAGTCTGTAAGTGCGTATTCTGCAATTCCTCGCACTCCATCGATGATTGTTGGTTTCACAAGATACTTGCTCTCTGACTCTGTTCCTTTCGCTAAAATCATAGCAAGCTCTAATTCAGCAGCAGACGATAATCCTAAATCTTGATTATCTTTATCTATATTAAAAATAAGTCTAGCTGTCCCGCCTGTATCTTGCGTATAAAAAACAGCTTTTTGAAGTGGTTTATCTTCTTGCGTTGTGACGTTAAAATCATATATGCCGTTTTTGTGAATAACGTTTTCAGTTTCAGTCATGTTCTAACCACTCCCCCGCCGCTCAGTTTCGTAGGCGTGTCAGCTTCCCAGGTACCGCTATTGAGATTGAAAATATAGGCGCTTTGAGGATACAAACCAATCGCACTTTTTGCGCCATGGACGATATTCTGAACCTCGACTCTAGCAGTGTTATAACCGCGAACATCAACATTTTGTGAGGCAAAATAACAGCCGTTGACATCAGCAGAACAAGCATCAATAAAAACCGCAGTGAACGGGTCTATTGCCTTAGTATTGAAGGCCATTCGGCATTTTGTAATCCTTACAAATCCGCATCGCGTCGCTTTAATGAAGTAGTTTTTCGTTGTGCCTGCAGTATTTGTTTGTTCTATTCCAGCAATATAAATATATCCAGATGTATCAGATACTGAAATACTTCTGATTTGACAAGTAGTAGGACCAGCCGCAGGATCAACTGTTTCATAATTAGAAGATAGAATATATAATGTTACACCTGATAATGGCGGTATAATCACATCTTCATCATAGCGTCCAGGATTAATCCACAAGCGTAATGTATTACTATTAAATACACGTGGGAAATTCATGGTAGCTTTGTTAATTGTTTTAAATGGCTTATTTTTTTCTCCAGTCCCTGCAGTATCATCCCCTGAAACGGAATCCACATAGACCTCAATTGAACCAGCATCCAGACCATACAGACGATTTAGCATATATAATACTTGCTCATTTGTTAGTTCAATACTCGTTATTCTCGTCATCATGTTCTTTAAACTATCTGCAAGAGAATCTAAGTCACTATCTAATCTATCTTTCGCTAATTCAAATATTTTATTCTGTAACTTAGAAACCCTTAAATCAACAACTTCATTGCTAGAATTACCACCGGATGCAATAACCAAATTTGTAATTCTTTTTCGCAGATGTTCTATTTCATAATCAGATAAATTTAATCCATTCTCGATTATTTCCCAGTTATCATTTATCTTTTTCATAAATTCATATCCTTGCAATAAATCGTCTAATCTATTTAAATCTCTCATTTTTTAACCCCCTTCTTTACTTCTTTTAAATGTGCCAATGTTTTCGATAATGTCCCTTTCACACTATTTATTGATACAACTGGTGTTTTAGTTGATTGAGGATAAAGCGTTATCTTTTGAATTCTACTATAGACATCAATATTTTTTCCGCGAACATATCCTGCATTTCCTAGCCCGACACGCTCCACTTTTTTCTTATGAATATTCCCTTTAGTAAATTGCACATAGTCAAGAGTAATAGAAATATCCGGAACATCTTGCAATGTTTCTTTTAATCTTGCTTTTAAATTTGCTGTAGTAGTAGAATCATCACTATACTTAGCAGCGTCAATAATGCCATAAATATCAGCGTTCGGACTCGTATACGTAGTTGTAACAATAGGATTACCATTATCTCCCGATTTACCATCTCCAGATATTCTAGTTGCTAGGTTTGTACTGTCATTTGTAAATGAAAGTTTATTTATATTAAACCCATCTACAAATATAAATGCATTCTCAATGCCTATTTTTTTCCGAATAACAATATGATAATTTGTCACTTCGAATTCTGCTTTAAAATTCACTAAAATATTATTTAAAAGAACATTCAAAGCAAAATCATTTCCAAGGCTTTCAAAATCAAAAGAAGAAAAAGAGTCCAAAATTTCATAGGTGAATTTTGTCCCACTAACAATAAAGTCCATACACGACTTTATTGTTTGGCTTCCCTTAAGTTCAGAAGTGAGTAACTTATTATTTAGATCCTTTACAATGTGAAGACATTGTACATTATAGCCAATCGTGTCTCCTGAACCAATGCATGAAAACATCTCAATTCTATACATTTCTTTGCTTTCCACTTCAGTAATCACACATTTTTCTGTGATCATATCGAATGCTCTTTCGTTATACTTTCTATACACTGTAAAATTTAAATCAGGTACTGTATTTATTTCGAAATTATTTTCTAAAATACTATGATTAGTAAGAGGTTCACTATTACCATATAAATCTGTAACTTCTAACATTTCTCCACCTCTTTACATGTAATAATAAAAACGAAAATCGAACGATATTTCTAAAGGACCCGTACTCCCCATGATTTCAATCTCATTCCATCCGGGAGCTAAACCAATTGTTGATTTTTCAGTGTCGCCATATATACCGGCTCCATTAAGCAAAGAGTAAACTTGATTAATTTCCAATTCATCCGTACGCGTTGTTATTCCTTTGTAAGACCATACTTGACCAGTAGTTTTATTATTTATCCTTAGCCCCTCTGATGCCCCTTTATAGCGAATTATAAAAGGGTATCTTTCTGGATTAATTGCTATATCTGAAGCGTTATATACCTTAAATTTGTTTGTATCAAAAACATATTCTGCTGTTTCGGACGATGGGATATTTTGTCCTAGGCTCCATTTTCTATTGCTAAATTTAAACCCATCTAAAGTAGAACCTACACTTTCAGAAAGACCTTGCGCGCAAACAAAAGTCCCCGCGATATCACAGATTGGTGCCCCTCCCTTTTGCTGAATGTTTAAAGACTCTACTTTTACTGGCCAACGAACCGTTTCATGCCTTTCATCAATGACATAAATTTCTTCTTTCCCACTTATAAATTTAATGAATTCGTTTCTTTTTAAGATGTATTCAGCGTAATTACTACATACTAAGATTAGTTGAAAAGTTATATCTCGCTTTGCTAAAACACTACCCATGTCAATCTCACCGTCAAATGTTTCCATGGAAACTCTTTCCGTTGTGAAGTTGGGACCAGGAACATTAAATTCTTTCACATCAACTTTATTTTCTCTAGTGATATACTTTGTTCCATCTTGTCGCTCAAATATTAGTCCATACATCTATTAACCACCTGCCTTCACTCTCGATATAATTGTTTTAGCGTTTAATAGCGTATCAATATCATTTATTAACCACGATGCGACTGGCGTACTGCTATCATCCGGTAATACTAAATTCACTTGAATAGGTTGTGCATTTGCTACAATGTTTTTTTGATTGCTCACTAATTTATTGCTATCTGACTGATATGCATTTATTGCTTGTGTGTTTGGTGTCACTGGAACATCGATGCGCGGAATCGAATTAGTAAGATTTTTACTCATTCTAGCTGCTTCTATGCTAATGATATTAGCATTCTTCCGCATGCCTACGCCTACTCCCGCAATAACTTGAAAACCTACTTCGTTTTCCATTTTTCTTGAAGGCGAATGAATATCTAGTTCTTTTTTTATTGTATTCTCAATTGTTTTAGCTATATTGGATGATTCTTTTTGTAAAGGACCATTCATGTTTTTAAAACCAGTTATAATCCCTGCAACAGTTTGAGTACCAAGAATTGAACCAGCGGTTTTAAATTGTTTTGCGTCTCCTAACTCTTTTAACCATGTATTTTTTGCACTTGCAATGTCTGTAGTCGCTTTTTTATTAGCTGCTAAAATAGCTTTATCCATAGTAGCCTTTTCAGATTTAGATCCATCTAATCCAATAGCATTTGCGTTTTTATGTTTTTTAGACCATTCAGCTTGATATGCTTGGAGTTCTTTATCAGACATATTTGCGATTGCGCTAATTTGTCCAGTAGCACTTAAACCTTGTTCTCTAAGTTCATTAACCAAGCCATCATTAACTTTACGTTTTTTTAGTTTATTTATTAAAGCGATAAATTCATCTTGTTGCTGTGTCTGGGTCCTCAAATTTGCTAATAAATCACTACCAGCGTATTTATCTGTTTTGGCCCTATCAAATAAACTTATTTGGCTATAAGCGCTTTCTTGATTAGCTTTTAAAGCATCGTTATATGTCTTCTTAGCTTCGCTTATGCTTGCTTTTGCTTCATCGTTAGCTTTTTTCACGTTATCATAGTACTTTTGTGTAGATGACTTAACTGCTTGATTAAGCTTAGTTTTTTGCGTACTAATTTCTTTATTTGCAGCAGCTATATTAGTCCTTATTTTACGTGTCTGTGCCTCATTCAAGGTATATTGCTTATTAATTTGCTTAAGCTTATTAATATATCCTTGTGCGTTAATTGCCCCCGTTTTATAATCCGTCTGTACATTAGCAATCTTATTATTTACATTTTTGGCATACGCAGTTTGTTTAGATGTGCCTTTTGCATAATGTGGTACGTTTCTCAAAGCTTTAGCTGTTTTATCCCCTCGCAATACCTCAGTGCCTCGTGGTAGATCAAGAAGAACATTACGCCCTTTTGGAACAAAGCTTTTTCCGTCAGGTGTAGTAATCATTTCTTCGTAGTTGCTTCCCCTTGCATCATTTACCAGAGCTGGTCCGCCACTATGGTTATTTGTACCTTTTGCATAACCTACCTCTTGAATCCCACTAGGACTTTTACCGTTCGTTTTATATGCAATAGAAATTACTTTTTGATTCTTCATGTTGAGCATATCTCGCCACGAATTTATAGCATTGTCAATGGCGTTTTTCGTAGCCTCTGCGTTAGAATTAATAACTAAATCTTTTCTATGGATAGCTATGTTGTTATAGTCGTTTACTGTTCTACTACCTCTATCAATTTTTGATAACAGGTCTCTGTTGTTTGCAAAAAGGGTTTTTAGATTCACCTTTTGCCCGTTATATTGAACAATAACATCTTTACCGTTCTGTATTTTTTTTCTTACATCAAAATCATTCGCTAAGAGCGTTTTTAAATCTACGTTCGTTCCGTTATAGCTAACTAACATCCCTTTAGAAGAATTCATTTTCTTTATTACATCTGAGTTATCAACTACTAAAGTTTTCATCGATGGAGGTAATTTGTCCCAAACTCCCATGTCTTGCAGTGCTTTTTGTAGCGCAAGGCTAGTATCTGCATTCGCAATCATACTTTTTTGTTCGGGTTTTAGCTTATCCCACAACCCTAAATCTGACAACGCATTAGCTACATGAATGGAATCCTCATAACTAACAATTAATTTCTTTTCGTTGAAAGTCATCTTGTCCCAACGACCACTTTCAATAGTTGCAGTTGCAATTGTTTTCTTAGCATCTGTGGTTAATTTTGCTTCCTTCATGATGAATTTCAGATTATTCCAACCATCATCACTTTTAGCTAAATTGGATACGAATTCACCAACATTGTCTCTTATTTCAGAAGTTTTAGGGTCTAATACTAAGTTGTTCCATGCGGTATCTGCCATTTTTGCTCCATCGCCAATTAGCTTGCTGGCTTCGTCAGCTTTGCCCGCTTTTTCTTGTACATCACGTGTAAATTCGTCATAATCTAGTCCCATATCTTTTAATCCGCGTCGGATGTTTTTTTGAGCTACATCACTACTTACATTTAACTTATCATATAGTTGTTCTTGCGTTCGTATCAAAGCCGTTACACTAGACCGCACTGTTCCATTCTGATCTCTATCCAGTTGGTTCATTGCGTTATTGTATGCCGTTTTGTCTATTAATCCTTTATCATAAGATTCTTTGAATGCTTTCTTTTGCTTCTTCGTCTCATCTGTTGTTGCTTTTGTGACTTTACCAAGATAGTTAGCTTGTTCAGTGAGTGCTTTTGTACTTAAATTCTGTACCTCACCGTTCATCGCTTTTATCAGCTGTGTTTTCTTTTTGTTGCTTAAGCCTAAACTTTCAATTTGTTCAATCTGCATATCTTTGTAAATATTGTTAACAATTTTCGATTGTTCAGATGTCATCTTGCCAGTTTTAACTGCATGAGATTGATAAATCTTTTCTATTTCTTTATATTGCGAATCTACGTTTGCCTTTCTTTCTTCTGCTCTCTTTTCAGAATCTTTCATGGCGTTGTCTAGTAACGCTTGTACAGCAGGTGAAGCTTCATCATATGCTTTCTTGAAGTCACCCAATGCATCGTCTGTATTCTTCTTAATTTCGTCCGCCATGTTTTTGAATGCACTGACAATTTTCTCGCTGTCTGCCGTTGCTCCTGATGCAAATGTGTCTAATGCCAGTGTACCTTCCGATGCAAACTCATTAAATTTCACCATAGACTTATCTGCCTCGGCGCCAATGTCATAGCCCCACGTTTTCACACGTTCTTTACTCTCTTCAATTTTACTTATATGTTTATCTAACGCATAGATCCCTGCACCAAGTAAAGCTGCGCCTGCTAGACCAATGACAGCTGGCAACGCTCCAAACGATCCCGCTAATCCTGCCGCTGCCAAACTAGTTCCTTCTACCGCTGTTGTAGTAGCCCCAAACCCAGCTGCCAAAGAAGTTAATTTACTTCCCAATCCCAATATCTTACCTAGCCACGCGAACCCTTTTATTAGTCCGCTAGTCATTGATACTAGTTTTCCGCCAACCGTTAATACAGGACCAGTTGCTGCAATAATTCCAGCCCATTTTATAATGTTTTGTTGTTGTTCTCCAGAAAGGTCATTAAATTTATCAATCATTTTGTTAGCCCACTCGATGATTGGAGTGAGGGCAGGCATTAATTTTTGTCCTACGTTCTGTTCTAATACTTCGAGCGAAGCTTTGAATTGATCCACACCAAATTTACCAGCTTTTCGCATATTATCAGCAACTTGTTTAGTATATCCATTTGCTTCATCAGCGCCCTTAGAATATTTACGTAGAGAATCGCCTCCCGCTTCTAAAAGTGTATTAACAGCTGATAAAGGTTCACGTCCGAAAATCATCGTCAAGAAAGAGTTTTTCTGTGTTTTTGTCATTTTCTTTGTTTTATCATTAATGTCATCCAAGAGCGTTGGTAAAGTTTTCATATTGCCGTTGTTATCTTCAATTGTTAATCCAACTGCAGACATTGCTTCTGCAGCTGATTTTGAAGGTTTAAGCAAACTTGTAAGCATCCCCCGTAAGCCGGTACCCGCCTTTTGCCCTTCAATACCGCGGTTAGAAAGCAAACCAACAGCTGCTGCTGTATCTGTAAGTGAATATCCTAGTGAATGCGAAATAGGACCGACATAGTTCATTGCTGTTCCCATATCAGAGAATCCAGCCGCTGTTTTATCAGCTACATATGTTAGCACGTCAGCAACTTTGTTTGTGTATTCCATCTGCTTATTTGTGTCTTTAGAAATCATTCCAAATTGTTCTAATGTTGATGTTGTAACAGACATTACTGTTTCGAAATCATCGCCAGATGCACGAGCAGCGTTAAAAATCGCAGGCATAGACGCCATTGTTTGATTAATATCGTAGCCTTTTTTAACCATTTCTTTCATACCGAGCATAGTTTGCTCAGAAGCTACCCCATACTTGACACTAGCTTTCTGTGCATAATCAAAAACTTGTGTATAACGATCGCCAAACTCTTTCGCTGATTCATCAGATTCACGCAATAAAGAGTTAACTTCTGTCACTTCATTATCAAAATCAAGATACGCTTTTGTTGATTTAACCATGCCAGCAACGATAGGAGCCGTAAATCCAACGGTCATTGCGGTTCCAACTTTAGTTAACTTTTGCCCTGATTTTTCAAGCATATTTCCGAATTGTTCAACTTTGACGATAGATGAATCAAGACCTTTAACATTAATGTTTTTCTTATTGATTTTGTCGATATTGTCAGATGCTTTTTGCCCTTTCTTCGCAAAATTATCCATATCCTTATCGATTTTGTTCATCTGGTTTTTATAGCCATTTTCGCGTATTTTTATATCGTAATAAATTTCTCCCGCTTTACTCATGTTTTCACCCCTCTTTCAGCTTGCTGTTAGCTCTCAAAGCCTTTTCTAATCCTTCTTCATTAGAAGCAGCATCCTCAAAATATCCACGCTTTAACATGATTCGATTTTGCTTTATTTTTTCTTTCAGCAAATGTTTTGGCACTTTGCTTCGTTCAGTCATTCGAATTTCAAGAGTTGTCATAAATGGCGTTTCCCCACCTAAATTCATTAGATATGTCCGGAATTCTGAAAAAGTCATATTTGACAATTCTTTGCGCAATCTGATACCGTAATACGACAAAAAAGAAGACTCGATTAAATCAAAGTCTTCAACTATTCCGTAATACTGTTTTCCTGTGGCTTCCCCTCGTCACTTTCCTCGCTCATATCGCTTTCAAATAATTTAGCTATAATGTATTCAATAAGCCCCTCATAGACTTTAGTTGGCAATGTTTTGGAATTGATTTCTTCTCTGTCTTCTTTGCTAAAAAAAATAGCAAAAATATCATCATTTGTCGCTACGATCCCATCTGTGATAGTCATTAACAATTCATGCATGTTTTCATCATTTGGCATTGTATGTTCGTCATCACTTTCATCAGCTTTTAGTTTAGGCGCAAGAACTTGTCCTAAAATTTTGGGCGCTTCATCCAAAAGCGCACTGTACTTAATGTGTGCTTGTGCGGAAATGTCCGCATAATACACTTTTTTGTTAATTTCCAAAGGAAGTTTTACTTCATTCTCATCAAAATTAAATGATTTCATTTTTGTCCTCCAAATTAGTAAAAGCCCTCAAGGTGAGGGCTTAATATTTTTAAGCATCTGTTACTGTTACTGAAACATCTTTGAAAATAGAAGGTTTGCTGACTGTCTTAACTTTAACTGTGATAGCGCTCGTTGTTTTTGCAACTCCTGTTAAAGTTCCATCGTTAGCTACTGTTGCTTTTGATTCATCAGATGAAGTGAATGTTACATCTTGTGGAGCTCCTGATGGCAGTACTCCTGCTGTAATTTTAATAGTTTCTCCAACTTTTACAGTTTTAGAGGCGCTATCTACCGTTACGCTTGTTGGCTCAATGGTAGGCGCCGGCGTAAAAACCGGCGTACCATTTGAATTCTGTGTGGCAGAAAATGAACCAATATCGTTCGCACCACCACCACCGAAATCATTAATCCCGATTGGTCCAGTGATTTCATACTTAGAGCCTGCTGGGAATTTAACCACAATTGTTTTTTCAGCTTCAGCTCCAACTTTATCCCACGTTTCACGTAATTCATTTTGTCCTGGATCTGATTCATTGTATTTTCCGTCCAAACCTAACTCCATAGCAGCACCTGTTTTTACTGCACGTTCAAATACCTCACCAATTGTTGTATATTGTTCCACATTTGAGTTCAGTGAAATGTCTAAAGTTTCTAAGTCCTTAATCGCAACACCATCTCCACTTTCCCCTGAATCTTTAACCGAAATTTCTAATTGTTTTACTGCATAAGTTGCCATTAACTTACATCTCCTTTTCAAATAATATTGTTAGTTGGTAAATCAAACGGCCGTCATCGTCATAATCGACTTGTCCACCACTTGCTATATCTGTAGCTACTACCTTCTGATTTTGGATATTCAGCTCAGAAGGATTTGTTAAAAGAAAGTAGTTACGTAATAAATCGTATGTTCGTTTGCATTGAATTGTGTTTTTGTCATAAATTAAAAAGCCGATGCTCTCACGAACACGACTTTGCGTTTGTACTTGCTTGTTTTGAAACGTCGGTGCTTCATTAATTACTACCATTGAATCAAGCCCCGTTTGTTTAATGAATCCAAGTGTTTTTATAGCTGGGAATGTTTTTTTGAAATGTGCTACTAAATCTTCTATCATAAACGCATCCCGCTCTCTACAATTTGCTTAATACTCTGAATTCCATAGCTTATTGCCATTTCATACCATCGTGGGTTGTGACGATTTTCATAATATTGTCTGCGGGCATAAGGAGTTAAACTAAACACTCTAGCCACAGTTGAATTTTTTTGGATGATAACTTTAAAATCCGAACTTCGGCGCAAGTCTCCATACAAAATTGGAGTAACAGGTTGTGCTAATTCAACCAATTCTTTACCAGCTTTTGCAGCCGTTGACAAAGCTTTATTATGAATATCATCTATGACTGTATCTTTAAAACTACTAAAGCTCATGCTCTGTCACCTCTCCTACAACAATTTCGAAATGGTGAATACTTCCATCAGGATTTGGCGGGAAAGATACGCTCTGTACCTCACCTTTAATTAAACAATAGTTAGGAATTACAAAAGATACATTGTCTCCTTCGTTCACAATAAAATCTAATTTGTTACAAAATAAGTTAATAATATATCTTATGTTTAATCCTTCTTGTGTTTTATTTACGAGCTTTTCAAACTCATAGCGAAACATTGATTTATTAATTGTATCTGGTAAAAGATTTCCAAAGTCATCGCGCCCGCTATTACTAATTATTGTAACTTCTGTATTCAGAATAGTTTCTGGAATAGGTGGTAATTGAAAACTCATTAACAACCACCTACTCCTGCGTAAAGCCAGCCACTAGATAAAAGCAAATCCATCACTTTGTCCGGAACGTCAGGTATAAAGTTGTTCGAGTTTTGTGATTGACCACCCATAGTTAATTTACCTAGTGTAAAGTTACCAATACCAATAAATCCACCATATTTCTTGATATGCTCACACTGCCATGCGACAGCTTGCTTAATATCATCATCCACATTATCTCGGTCTACGATATTAGGCATAATTTGCTTATCAATTGCTACAGAAGCGGCTTTTATTAAATTATCCGCTTCTGTTGGTTCGATACTTAAGTTTGTTAGACTAGCTAACTCACTTGGTGTAATATACGTTTTCATTTACTCACCCTCTTTGTTTTTGGGCTCCTTTTTACTCTTGGATGGTTCTTTTTCTGGTTCTTTATACTCGAACTCTTCAAAACCATCGTTTTCTAACTGCTTAATTAATACTTCATTGTCGGTATTGTATACTGCATTATCTTTTCTTAATTGCATAAACAACTCCTCCTTAAGCCACTGTAGAGGCGATAACCCCGTCTTTTTGTTGTTCTTTTACAAAAATATCATGGTATACACGATATTGATATAACCATCCGTCACCTTGTCCAACTGAACCTGGTGCATGAAGATAAATAGAAGCATGTTTAGTACCGCCAATAACAGAACCTTTATTGATTAGTAAATAATTAAGTTTCTTAGCACTAGCGGCTGGTTTATAACCATCTGTAAAATCAAAAGTATCATAGAAGCGGTCTTCTGCTTCAATTTCAACAAGTTTAACTCCATCAATTCCTGTAACGCGAGTTTCTAGACTAGAAGGTCCAATGTTTTGATTAGAAATTGTTCTAGTAAAATCCTTACTTAGTTCTAATGCAGCCATAACATCTACTGATACATACATCACAAGATTTTGCGTGCCATATTTTTTGACTTTTCGAATAGCTGCTTTAAGTGTGCGAAATACATTTTCTTCTGTAATGGTTTCCGCAGTAGAATAACCATTCTTTTTAGCTTCTGTAGCTAACTTTGAAAATCTGTATGCGTCAACCTCTGGTGCAGAGTGACGCGAATTAAACTCTTTCGTAACATTAGCCGCTGTTAAAGCTTGTCCGGTTTCGTCCACATCCATAACATCCACGAAGAATTCCACATCACGATCAAAAGTAATTGTGTACGCTGTGTTCTCATTTGATGCTGAGCCTTCGTTATATCCTTTATTTCTCGTATGCGGTTTTAATCCAGTCGTTGTGATTGTTTGAATCTTAAACGTTTTTGCATCTAACCATAAAAGATTTGATGTTTCTAATTCATTTGTGTAAGTCCCAAACACTAATTTTTGGTCTAGCTCCTTACCGTACTTGTCTACATAGTTAATAGCCATTTTGCTATCTCTCCTTTTCTAATTATGAATTTAATGCTTGAATGAATGGGTCTGTAGCACTTGGCTCACTTGCATTGCCTAGTCCTGCCCCGATTGGTGGAGGCGTGTCACCATCATCAGATTTTGCAATCCATTCAGGATATTGCTCTGCGAATTTCGCTAAGTTGTCGTCATTTCGCTCTTCATCCCCAAAAAGCTTCGTAAACGCTTCATAGCGTTCTTCTTTTACGCCGCTTTCTTTTAGCTTGTTGTGCCACTCTGCGGTTTGTTCTTTCTGAACATATTCTTCCAGCTTCAATCGTGCTTCGTTTCTCTCTTTTTGAAGTTTTTTCAATACCTTTTCAGATGAATCATGTTCTCCTACTTGATCGTTTAGCTGATTGATTTGGTCGTTTAGCTTCGTGATTTCATCATCATGCGCGCTTTTGATGGTTTCAATCTCTCCACTAAATTTCCGTTTTTCAGCTGCTACACGATTTTTTACAATCTCATCCAGCTCTGCTTGGGAAAATTTCTTATCGTCTCCACCTTCAGCAAAATGTTGGATGTCAAACTTGCGTTGTAAATAATTCTTCATATTTCCTCCTTTTTAAGCTCTGAGTGAGCCATCCCTGTCTATTAGTTGCCGGCAGGTAGGCAAGATTTTTTTATAAAGCCCAACAAAAAAAGCGTTCATTTAGACGCTTTTATAATTTCTCTATCCGATTCTCTCTCTAAGAAGCGATTGTTATTTAGATGCTCTTGCAAAGCTTCTTCCCATTGTTTTACTTTTCCAGCTGTATATTGTTTAGAGGGACCTTCTGCAAGAATATCTTTTGTTTTCCAATCGCGAATGCCGCGCTCGTAGTACCGTTGCTTACTTTGAGCCTCATATTCTTCTTCATCATATGGGATAGGCTCATCTGTTTCGTCACCTTCGAAATACGAATATAAAAAATGGTGGCAATTTGGATGAAACAAGCCATCGTTTTCCGCTTCTTGTAATGTTTTATATTCATTGCTTTCGTAGTTAACTGATAGCACTTCTCCTTGCCAAGGAGCACAACGCGGACAACTTCTTACGTGAGCTGACACTTGAACTAGTTCGTGCTCATATCTTCCAAAAACGCGTTTCATGGCATTTAAACCAACATTAAAAAAAGCACCCCTTGAAGCCATTTCCATGTAAGCTCCTGGTCGGTACTTTCTTCCAGACTGATCTATAACATTTCTTATGCCATCACCTAAAACATTAATAAGTGATGTTGCGATAGCATATTTTAAAACTCCATTGCTATCTTTTGTTTCCTTAACCACTTGTTTGTACTTGGAGGGCGCGATTTTTTGCCAATAATTAGCCATATCTTCCGAAATTTGGATAAGTGCATCACTTTCAGATAAATAGTCGTCATTTTGTATATCAACCTCTTTCTTAGTTTGATATCTGGCTTCCATTTCGTCCTCGTATTCATTCACGCAATCAAGATAAACACGATACGTTAGTTTATCTATTTTATTTCTCGTTTCGTCTTTGAAAAGACTTATATGTGCTTTCAATTCTCTTTTAAACCTTATCAAACGCGACTGCTGAATGAATTTCCATTTTGTTTGATTCTCAGCGCCATGCATGACATGCTTCTTTATCAGCAAAAGCAACTCTATTTCGGCATTATTAAAATGGTTTCGTAAGATAGATGCTTCTTTTTCGAAATCCACTGGTGCATGGTGATGACTCATTTAATCACCCGCCTTTCGTTTCCATTCCCCCAATTGCTTCCGGGTCCGGAACCTCTCCGATTGCGTTTTCTAAATAGATGCGTTTTACTTCCGCTTGAACCTCTTCATCTTCCCATTTTGGGTGGATTAATTTCACCTTTTCTTCTACACTCATCGCTAGTGCGCTGTTCATATTGTTTAAAGTACTAGAAAGTTCATTCAAATTAACCGTCATTGGGTCCGGAAACTCAATTATTACCCTGATTTCATCACGCATTATTGCTTTTTCTTTATTGTTTGTTCCGCCAGTTAGCAAATATAGGAAGTCCCAAAGCATCTGTTCGTAAACATTTTGAATAAGGCGTTTTTTCTTCTCAATTTTACGCACTGTCGCGTCTTGTAAACTCCAAATTTCGGTCGCCTTAACTTCTCTATTACCTAGATTAAAAGTAGCGGGATTATAACCAGATTTCGAAACAGCTTTCTGAGCAAAATATTCCATCGTTTCGCGATAACTACCGTCTCGGAAGTCTCCTTGCATGAATTGAATCATGTCATTTAACTTCGCTCCAGCATCTAACGTTCCTTTGAATTGCATAAAGTAGTCTTCATCTACATTCATGGACCATTCTTCTTTATCTGTGCTCTTATTAACTTTTTTCCTAAACATTCGTTCGCTAGCAGCTATTTTCGTTTTTGTTTTCTCTCCTTCGCGCATATAAACAGTGAAAAAGTAATCTACGGCAAATAAATAATTGGTACATTGCGATAAGTCAGATTCCCCAAGATTAAGATGTGGGTATCTAGTATTGCTTGGGCTATTATTTATTAAATAAGCGCCCAAGCTCTTTAAACCAATTGATACAGAATGATTCAATTGAATATCATTTGTGTACAGATAGCTTGTAATCTGTTCTGGTAGTCTTTCCGCACTGATAGGAGTAGTTTTATCGCCATCGATTTTAATAACAGAATATGTTACAAAACCTCCAGATAATTTTTTCCCTTCATTGTCCCATTGTTTTATTTCTCTGCTTTCAACTAAATAATAAATATCTGCTTTATTGCTTGTGGGTATTTCCTCAAAGAAATTAAAACGAAATGGCTCATTGTTTTTAAAATCTATCCAAAATTGGCTGGAGCTATGAACGCTAAGAGATGGTCGACCATTTAAAATGTTAATCTTTACAGCGGATACTCCGCTCCCCCCTGCTAATTCAACAATTTTCACGCTCTTACTATCAAAATTATCAATCCGTAATGCTTCTTTCAGTTGCTTTGTTAAGTTTTCATCCTTACTGCCATTAACCCCTGTTACATCAATACTTAAAGGCTTTCCAGATATATACTCAGCCGCAACAACAACTATCTCATTGCCTGTTCCGGAATTCATTAACTTATCGTGCACTGTTGGCACATATCCTTGAGCCCACAACGAAGTTAAATAGGAGTCTTTGCTCCATTCTTTTTGATTATCTGGAATAAGCGGCAGATATTTTGGTATTAACTCCGGTTCGCTTCCATTAGGTTTTCCATTTAGCCAGCCTTTAATAAAACGTGTCATTACACTCCAAACACCCATTTAATCACTCCTTTCTATATATCTTCATAATTCCTATAAAAGTAGTTTGTAGCATATCTGCTCGTGTCCATCGCATGGTTATTCTTATCAACTGGCTTTCCACTGTTCTCGTCGCGTACATACATACCAATTTCTTGTAGCCAACTGTAATGGTCATATTGATCGTTAAGTTGTTCAACAAGCAAGTAACGCCTTTCACTTAATAGCGACTGCATCCGCTCAATTCCAACCTCTATACCTTGCGCTTTACCTGTCACATCATGAGCATTGTTGTCTGCTCCTGCCGTATCAACACCAACCTTTTCCAGTTCTTCACGTAGCCAGCGACAGGCAGGGTCAATAAAAACAGGCTCATTTACTGGTACTTCATACTCTTTCATACACCATTGAATGAATTGTTTTATCTCAACGGCATAGGTTGAACCAGCTTTTACTTCTCCTGTATCCCTACCGCTATGATAATAGGATGCAACTTGATTCAATTTGTATTTATAATGTCCGTCTGCCTCATGCTCTGTAATTACATAGCACTCACAAACAGTGGCATCTTGTTGTCCTCCATCACCAAAAAAGACCATCTCAATTGGATGTCCTTCTAATTTGGATATTTGGTTTTTCTGCATATCAAATGTTTCGTAAATAATACCTTTTGGCAAAACTCGTTTACCATACCAGTCACGTTGCAAAAGGTAAGAGGAGTGTTTGACTTCGTTATATATTTCTTGTTTCCGTTCTTCTGAAAGAGCTGGATTATCCTTCGCAGTCCAATGCCGCCATTTGTAGCGACCTGACTTTTCATAGTTAGAAAAGATTTCTAACACTGGATGATTCGGTGCAGGTGGATTCAATTCAGCTAAATGAAATCTATTTTTCGCTGCAAAGGTCCGTCGAAAACATTCTTCAATAAAATCTTTGTGAAGCAAATTGATTTCTAAAAACGTAACAGTACCCAATGACATACCAGTAATAGCACCCACGCTATTTACTTTCCCGCCACCTTTATAATAGATTTTCTTTGGACCGTTTGGAGAATGTATAAGCAAATGATCCCCATGCTCGTCGTGTTTCATTTCTGCAAGATTACCGAATATGTGCATCAATCCAAATCCATCGCCATCCATGAATAAGCGAAAGGCTTGTTCTTGGTTAAATGCAGCAACTAAGTGATTTTGATCTTCGGAAATAGAATAGATATAAGCCATTTTAAAGATATCGGCAGTAGTTTTACCGGATCGCGGAGTTCCTTCGTTGACTTCAAGCGTCACACCCCGAAAAGGGAATGTAATAGTTTCCTGTTGTTTGGGCGTAAATACTAGCTCATCAATTTTACTCAAGGTCTCCGTTTCCTCCTTTGGCAACATCTAATAGTTTATTAAGCAATGTAGTATCTTTTTCAACGCCTTTAATAAGAGCTGTGCGGGCCAGTATATTATCTGTTGATGCAATAATTTGATTAAGCTTAGCCTTACGTTCATCTTGCTCATCAGCAATGGCAATAAATTGCTTAATCAACCCACTTAGTGTAGACATCGCACGACTTTGTGCATTTAAAAAATTCGCCTGTTTGTCCCAAGCGAATTGATACTCATATTTATCAGAACCACTATCTCCGAACCCTACTTGTGTTTGAACTTTAGTTTCATCCTCGGAATTTTCTACCCACATAATTTTCTGTGCTCGGATAATAGCGGCGTATTGAATTTGTATCTGCCCCCAAATTAAATCAGCTGGTTCTTGTTGGTCCATCATACTAATAATATCTATCGTATCATCCGGAAGATATTTAGAATACAGTCCGTGTGTACGTGCGTTTTGATTCCCTTTAGGAGCGGCGCCGCCTTTGTTGTTCTTAGCATTCCCATTCCCTTTCATTGAATAGTAACGCTCCTTTTGATTCGTAACGTTACTATTACTGTTATCACTCCAGTTATCTTCCGATTTCCATTTCCTAATCTGTGATGGTTTACAATTTAACTTACTGGCAATTTCCACAAGTGGCATTGTCTTATCTGAATCAAGCCACATTTTCTTTGCTATATCTCTGTTTGGGTTTCTTGCTCTAGCCACTCACTTCCACCACCTCGCATTCTGTGTTTGTTTCGCTAATTAATTATTATCTTTAATCGTTCCTACAATGATGCTTAGCGCTTCTAAATAATCATTCTTAGCTTGTTCAAAAGACTTACCATTTAGCATAGCTAACCGCTCTATTTTCATGTAATGAATCTGCGCTAACACAAAGCTTTGTTCTTGTTCTGAACCAGCAATATTTATTTTAAATTCTGGCTCTTTTCCTTTTACCTCTGTTATTCCAGCTTTTATAATGTCTCTCATGTAATTAACTCCTTCTTCGTTTTTTATTATATACTCGGCAAGGATTTGCACCTTGCATGAACTAATTAATTTGTTTTACAGGAGTTTTAAGCTAAGACATACGTTTCTTAGCCACATTAGTTCTATCCTGTGCTTCGTCTACCTGTTCCGCCACGAGTATTTTTTATAAATGAGAAGTGGAGCGCAGACTCAATATATGATTTATTTTTGTAATCATCTTCACTTCTCACTATTAGGTGGCAGGTGTGCGGCAAAAATTACTAAATTGCCATGCAGAACAAACTTCCGTCGATTTGTTGTTGTATTTTTTCTTCTCCTCGATGTAAGTATGATCGCACAGAACGAATGCTTATCTCTAGTTCATCGCTAATTTGAGATAAAGATAAATTTTTTTCATGTTTTAATAAAAATACTTTTTTCTCTTGCGCTGACATCGTACTCATAGCATCTTCCATCCGAATTTTATCCCATTCTGAAATCTTCGGCTCATTATCTTCAAACTCATACGCGTTCCCATGCTCATATACGAACCACTGACGCATTTTTTCAATATCTGTAACGCATATCTCTCTTTGCAAACCGGAGCGCCTGTGAATAGCTCTGCGTGGTGCTGGTTCATGTCCTAATTCCATCCACTCAATTGAATACTCTAAACTGTCGATAATACTTTTTAATTTTGACATCGTGGTTTTTTCTGACACATCTTGAAAAGTTCTTTTCTGTCCCGCTTCTAATGGAGGGCGTTTTTCAGCATCAATTCTTTTTTGCAGATTAGCTTTTACTTTTTGCACATCTTGTAAAGCTCCTCTGTACTCATTAATTAATTCTTGCATTCTCGTCACTCTCCCCAATGATTAATAAAAAAAGGACGTCACGACAGATTTAACTGTTCATGACGTCCTTCGATTTTTTCGACCAGACTATTTATTTAGTTTTATTGTTTGTACATTTTCGGCAGTGGTAGGTTTGCCGTGGCTCCATGTTATGGTAGTTTTTCCGAAGCCGTTTTCAGGTGGTTTTGTTATTAACTTTTCTTCTCCATTTACGCGAGTATACACACCATCTTCTTTTTTCATAAAATCGCCCCCTAAAAATCATTTATCCGTCCAATTTTCCCTAGCGATTCTGTGTAAATCGTAAACAAAATTCTTTCGGTAATATGAGCGATTTTCTCTAATTGCTACAAAATTATCCATTTTCGATTTAGATACATTAAAGAAATCAGCTATTTCCGATTGTGTTAGCCCCGCATGTCGCAATTTAACAAATTCAATAATGTTCATATTTTCCCAATTCCTATTTCCGACTATCGCTCTTGCTTCCTTCTTCATCCAAGTACGCATTTTCTCTTCTGTATTAGTATTCATTAAATCGTTTAACTCTTTTTGCAACACTTCCCTGTCAGCAAAAGGTAAATTTTCGTTTATTAAATAACTAATTATCTCCCGTTGCCTCTCTTTATTCTCTGTCATCTCTAATACTTTCTCTGTCATCTCTAATACTGTCATTTGTCACACCTCCACGAAATTTCGACCTTTCAGTTTCAAACACTTAATTGATTGCATATAACGCAGTTCGAAAAGTTTTTGTTTGATTCGAAACTCTTTTGTTAACATTCCTTTGATGTCGATTAATTCCTCATGTCCATCACTGTAACGAACGAGAAAATCAGCTTTATATTTAATCGCTCGATATAGCTTCCCGTTTTTCCGAAAGCTTTCTTGGAGCACAAACTCTGGCTGTAAATCGAAACTCACTACTTCCCCGCTCATTTTTAATAGTTTCAATTGCTGATAATAAGCTGCCTCTGCTTTGCTATCGAACTTTATATTGTCAATAACTACTTTCTTCGCATTATATTTACTTCGCGTACTCGTTCGTCTCGTTAATGACGTACGCCGTATACTTCGCCTCAATTTCTTCGTCCCCCATTTTTTCAATTTCGCTAATTTGGTAGTTTGTAACTTCTGCAATCGCATTAGCCATGAATCTGATGCTCGCTAATCTTTTACTCAGATTATTAATATTTTCTAGCGCTGTGTCTGCTGTCATTTTTATTCACCCTTTCCCTCAAAATGGCAAATCATCTTCATTGATATCAATCGCCTTGCCCTCATTTGCAAATGAATCGCTCTTCTGGCTCGTATCCGCTCGATATGAGCTTGTTTGGTTGTTATTTGAATAATTAGCTTGGTTTTGGTAATTATTTGATGTAGCGCCTTCTGCGTTGTTATTTTTAGGCTCTAAGAATTGAACTGATTCAGCAACTACTTCTGTAACAAAAACGCGTTTACCGTCGTTGTCCTCATAATTTCGAGTCTGTATTCGTCCATCAACGCCCGCCATGCTTCCTTTTTTCAAGAAATTAGCTGCGTTTTCGGCTGGTTTACGCCAAACAACACATTGAATAAAGTCGGCTTCTCGTTCTCCATTCTGATTAGTGAAAGCGCGGTTTACAGCTAATGTAAAAGTCGTTACTGCTACGCCTGCTGGAGTGTAACGTAATTCAGGGTCTTTTGTTAATCGTCCTACAAGTACTACACGATTCATCATTATTTGCTTTCCCCCTCAATATCTTTAATTTCCGGTCGCTCTCCGTGAGTTTCAAACATGTATCTTTTCAGTTTTTCAACAGCTTTTCTAAATCCATCTAACCCGTTCTTTCCGATTTTTTTCTGAACTAAAGGAATCACATTATCTTTATAATATTCGATTGCTTTATCTCGAGTGTCTAAAACAAAAACGTCTATAAAATCGGCTGGGAAATTTATTAATACTCCGCCGCTATCTACTTCACTAACTTGTATAAAAATATTGTTTTCTGCATGGAACGGATAAATTGCAAAGTCTATTCCGTCAATCGTCACTTGCATTCCAGTCTGTTCAACCCACCCAGCTTCCGTCGCAATCTGGAACACTTTATCTTTTTCAGATATTTTTATTGTGCTAGTCATTCGCTTACCTCTTTCTGCACATAATAGCCGTATTGCATAGATATTAGTGTTTCTAGTGGTTTTCCTATTACATTGTTCATAAATCTATAAAAAGCGTCGCTCTCTTGTGCATGTATATTGAAATCATAAATGTATTTTCCTATGCGGTATTCTAGCGCCTCTTTATTCCGCTCAAACCAATTCGCCACAGCCTCTGAAACCACTGGCGCTTTAATCACAGTAAATCCTTTATGATCTTTGACGCCTTCCACATATTCTTGTGTTATATTTTTCATTTTTCTTCCTCCGTTGATGGAATTGTAATTTCTAATTTACTAGCAATATCAACTAGCAATTCTCTGATAGCATTTAATTCACTTGCTAATTCTTCAAAACTGTTTATCTCAGACGTTTTAATTTGATAGTCAACAAATGCCTGTAAAGCTTTGTCTATAGTTGGATAGTAACCAACATCTTTGAAAATTTCTGTTCCGTTTTTATCTACGCCATTTTGCTTGGATAAGATGTATTGAAACTGGCTATTTCTTATTACATAATCGTCATTGATTTTTAATTTCATCTCATTTCCTCCTATACAATCCCTAAGACGACAAATCCGTCTTTTTGTTCATAATCTGTCATGTAAACTACTTCAACAGCGATCTGAAAGCCTGAAAATTCATTGTTCCATTCGCGTAAAATCAAAATATCTCCTACCTGGAAATCGCGGTCATTCTTTCTAATTTCGAAGGTTTTACGTCCTTCCGTCACAGCTGAAAAAAATTCGGGCGTTATTTTTAATTCGTGTGTTTTAGTCATCTTCTTCCTCCCACTCGTCCCAGTTATACGCTATTTTCTCCATAAACACGTCTGCTTGCTGATACCCAACTTCTTCTAGCCATTCTTTTGTTTCCTCAAAAGTCGAACATGCTGAACCAAGTTGTTCAATAGCCAAATTGAAATCTACTTCATAAACGGCTAGCCATTGGTCCAACGTTACAAGGTTTATATCTAATGATCTTTGAGTGATTAATAAATCTTCTAACTCTTCTTTCGTCATATTGTCATGCGTTGGAGCTTCTACTACAGTTGATATTCGACAATATAAGTTATTTGGTTGTTTTGCTATTAGTCCTGGCATTATCCCAAACTCCTTCCGCACATTGGGCAATATTTTATATGGATTTCTGTGTAAAATCTGGGATAACCTTCCTCTTCTTCAACTGCTAAACAATGCACAGAATCACCTAAAAAGTTAATACAACTTTCCAGTTTAACATGTGCATAATCGCCTACGCACTCAAGTTCTAGCGTTGTGTTATCACTAGTACAAAATTTACACATTATTTTTCATCTCCCAACGCTCTGCCACACCAAGGACAATATTTGATTTCAATCCATATGAAGTCTTCCGAAATATCTAAGTCAATGGTAATACTTAAATCATTGTCATTGTCTATTTCTATCTCGTGACCACCGCTAGTTTCAATATGGGTACGCACTGTCCGCTGATCATTACAATACTCACACATTATTCCGCCACCTCCGATAAACTTTTTAGAAAAGCCACGTATTCCGCAATTTCTTTATCGTTCTTTTCGTCCCATTCCTCATCTGTATATACATGCCCGCAGTATTCACATACGAGCGTTCTGTTTTCGCCGTTAACGCATTCTCCGTCACACTCGAAACACTGCGGACAATAATCATCATCTACCATTATTTTGCCTCCAATAGTTCCGGATTTACTTCCAAAATAGTTGATTCGTGTACAGGCGGATACATCAAGTCGCCGTCCACGATCAAATCATATTTAGCTTCTCCACACTCGCACGTACCGCAAAAAATGATATGTCGTGTGTGCTTCTCTAATGCTTCTCTTAACGTCATTTACTGTCCCTCCAATATTTCCGGATTTTCGTGTATGTTGCCTATAACTATCAATGAAGATTTACCTGTCACCGTGTCAGAAACATCAGCAAAATCATAGTTATCTTTAGGCGCTACACCTTTTATATAGAATGTGTATCTGTCTTTATTCACAATTCCAATATAGCTATATTCTCCATTTATGTTTCTTACAATATCCCCTTCAAAAATCTTCTTGCCGTTTTTGTCTTTTAAGCCTGTGTATTGCATCAGCACGACATCATCAAAGCTGTACCAGTCGACGCACAGCGTGCAATTTGCGTCTCCGCAACCACTTACACCTACAGACTCTGTTTCGTTAAAACACAAATCTGTGACTGGAAGCATTTTCTTAGTTTCTTTTACAAACGCTCTATATTCAATGTCTCTCATGATTCGCCCTCCACTTCCTCAACAAGAACAGCAAACCGCCAATAAATATCACCTTCAGGCATGCCTTTAATTTCTGCTTCTGTTAATTTGGTTGTCCATTTCTTATTTTTATTGATAATTAATCCAGTAAAAGTTGTTTCATCAGATTGTTTATTTAACAAAACATACATATTAATCACTTCTAATTCGGCTGCGTCATCGTTCCATGTTGAAAGCGGCAATCTTACATAATAAAGCGGTTCTTCCTCGACTTCGTAGCCGTCAAACCAAGCGCGGGCGAGTAGTTCTTGATTATCAGCTGATGAAATTAACCATTCGTACATTTCAGCAGACATATCAGAATCTTCATAGTCTAACAAACAAGCTAAATCGTATTCTCTTTGTTTACAGTGTTTTATCCAGTCATCGGCAAATTGCGGCACTTTTAAAACTCGAGCAGGCGCTATCAAGCCCTTTTGAGTAATCAAAATTGTTTCCCCTTTTTCGCCATGTTCAATTTTATAGGATATACCATGATTATTTTCTCTTATTTCAGTTACAACACCTTGTGTCAATTTACCTAGCCAAACGAACTCTACTTTATCGCCTTCTCTAAATTTCATGATCTCTCCTCCGCTTCCTCCAAGTAATCCTCAAGTCTGTATTCTTTAGCTTCCGAATCGTCCATCCAGCCGTCATCGCCATTTAGTCGATAATAAAATACTACCGGTTGCTCTTCATAACAATTTCCACAGAATAAATCTTCACGTACTTTTAATAAATATGAGCCTTCTTCAATTTCTTGTTTGCACATTGTACAGATAACAGATTCTTGTTTTGTCGCGCTTTCGTCTAAAACCAATTCCTCTCTACTGCAAAACACCACATCATTAAATCCAAAATCTACCGCGTAATCCATTTCTTGTGGTCTAAAATCGTTAATGCTAACTATCTTTCCAGATACGTTTTTATCTTTAATCCATGTAACTTTATCGCCTACTTTGAAATTCATGCTTGTTCCTCCTTCTTCACGCTTTGCCAAGGTTTAGACCATAAATCACAGATTCAAAACCATCATTTTCATGTATAATAAAATCATTTCCATCTGGTATTTCTACTACTTTTAACGTAGAAGTAATTGTATTTGAGGCGCCACCAAAAATTTCAACAGTTTTTATCAAGTCTGGATCAGCTCTATTTGTCCCATCGAAGTCTAAGTCAATGTGCTCAAGAAAATCCCAGTTTTCTTCTAAGCTTAGTTCCATTTTTGGTAACACGTTTTTAAGATACCAAATACGTTCAAACGCATTAGAAGTTTTATGGCTTTTATATATTTTCTTAAAGTGAAAAATACGGTCTTTTTCCTCTACTAAATACGCGTGAACATCAATTCCTTTTAGTTCGCAAAGATATAAATATGCTACATGTGATAATGCAAATCCACCAAAACACTTATTTAAAACAATCTTCATTTTCGTCCTCCTTACTCATAATTTTTAATCTCTTCTAGCTTTTCAATCAGTTGTTCATTCGTTAATTCAAGCAAAATATCTTTTATAGAGCTTTTTCCGTCATCAAACTTTACAAGTATGAGAGATACAAAGTTAGAATCTAGATTTTCTATCACTCTCGCTTGATAGCCATTTTCAAACTATAAGCAGTTAGCTTTATACCGTTGTCACCTAATCGTATTCTTTCTGTGATGTATTCTTTATACTCATTTGCGATTGTTTTCATGCCTTCGCCTCATTCCTAGCCGCTAACTGTGCTTTAATTTCAGCGACTTTCTTTTCTAAGTCTTCGCTTGATTCTGTTGTTGAAGTTTCTTGTTTTGTTTGTTTCTGCTCTTTGTCAAACCAATCTGGCAATATTTCTTGTTTCGTTTGTTGGTTGTATTTGTTGAAAGTCGGCTTGTTATATTTCTGCTCTAGCTCTATCTGCCGTTGTTTTTCCGCTGCATCAACATCAGCTATTGTTTTAAATCCTCTGCTTTCCCAGTTCTTGAGAATTTTATTAACATAGGCGTAATTTCGTTTATTAGCTCCTTGCTCTGATGTAACTTCTAAAGCCTTCATGACAATTTCTCGATTACCTGCAAAATCATCTACCCAAGCAAGTAGTTTTTCTAGTTCGATTGGAAGCATCATTCCGAATCCGTTTTGTTCCCAAAAATCCTTGAAATTTAAATCGCTGTTGTTGTTGTTAATATCTTTATCTAATTCTTTATCTATATCTATTGCGTTACTTTGCGTAACAGTAACGCTACTTGTAACGTTACACTCTTTATTTCCTTTACTATCACCATTCGCTATTCTGTTCTGCCGCATAGCTTCTCGATGTTTTTCCACTCTTTTCCTTGTTTGCTCACGAACCCTTTCCATACCATCAACGTTTTGATGTTTTTCCCAATTTTCTATTTCAATCAATCCATTTTCTGTTTTTTGAATCATTCCGAAGCTCTGTAACGTATGTAACGTTACACGTATAATCCCAACATCACGGTTGAAAAGGGTCGCGAGCATGTCTTCCGTATACGGTACATTTTCGTTTAAATAAATGCGTCCTTTGTCGTTAGTTTTTCCAGCTAAAGCTAGAAGCCTAATCCATACAATAAGCATTTGGTTACCCTCTGGCATTTTTTCGAGCAACTTAATCTTTTCATCATCAAACATATTGACGGATAACTTTATCCATTGAATCCCCGACATACTCGCTCCTCCTGTTTTAATTAACTTGTTTTTGCGCCTCTATTTCTGCATCTAGTTTTTTAATTAGTGCAGAAGCTTCAGCTTTACTCATTGATTTTGTGTCCGTAATTTTATAGCTTTCTAGTACAAATGTGCCATCATGCCCGAACGATTCACCTATAACGCTCGCTTTCGCAAATATTGCCTTCCTTTGTGCCGGTGATGCTAAATTATCATTTTGTTGTGATTGTTTTGTTTGTTGCTGACTATTACTATTTTGATTGTAATTATTAGATTTATAACTGTTATTCTTTGGGTATTTGCTAGGGGAACTTTGAATATTTCCATCTTTATCTTCATCAGACACAATCCCAAAAACAGCTGCTATAACATAACGTTTTGCATATGTGATGGTCCCACCAGCTTCTTGCGCGCTACTCATTTTCTTATTGGTAATCACTGTCATGTAAAGTGGATCGTATTCAATCCATTCACCAGATTCATGCATTAACATTGTTCCAATACCTATCGTTCCGTTATCACCACTAATGGGCCATTGTGTAAAGGAGACTCCATGACCTGGAGCAACTTTAAATATTGCTTCCACAATCTTATCGAGTGGTGTATATTTGCTATCTGTAAAAGGATTAGCCGCAGATTTTTCTAACGGCTTTACTTCTTTTTGAATAGCCGCCATGGCTTTCGCTATAGCCCCAATACTTTCAGATTTTTTCATTCTAATTACCTCACCCTCAATGATTCGGTTTGTACTAATTTAGCGCCCGGTACGTCTCTTCCTTCTTTTAGAGCGCTTGTAATAGCTTTCTTATCTAATTTTTTAGGTTGCTCTACTAAAAACATGAATAGTTTTTCTTCGTCCTCCAAACGCAAGCTAGGAGGGTTCTTCTGAATGCTAATAGTAAATAGTGAGCTTTTAATTTTACGGATATCCACTTTTAACATTTCGCTCTCTAAATACTCTTTCATGTTTTTAGCTTTTGCATCTAACGCTGTTTTACGCTTCGTTAACCTCTCTACTTCCTTAGCTAATCCCTCAGCCTCAGCATCAATACTTTTTACCATCTTTATAATATTCTCTGCCTTTTCTTCTATCGGCTCTCTAATGCTGTCTAAAGTGTCTTGTAACGTTTCTGTGTCTAATTCCTCCGCCATTTCTAAGACTTGATTGTATGCTTGAGTCAATTCGTATAATTTCATGCGTTTATTCCTTCTCTCTGCTCGATTTTTTTAGATAGTTTTTCATGTATATCAATTAATTCATCAAATAGTTTAGATCCTTCTAAGTTAGTTGATTGCTTCTTTAGCAAGTTATAAAGCGGTGTTAATTCATCGTCATAATCATGTATCACGACTTTAAAGCCATAATGAATTGTTCTAAAATTATCCATGTTATCCCTCCATTGATTAAATTTCGGATTTAAGGTATAATTTCTTTAAGGTAATATCTCAAATCCCGGACCCACACTGCTATGTGGGTCTTTTTTATTCTTCATTTTCCGCCTCTTCTTCATTAGTACGCTCTAATTCCTCTAAATATTCGTTATGCCAGATTTGGCTTATCCTTTCAAAACTGGACCAACAAGCATCTACAACCATCGGATTTTCAACCATGTTTTTTATCACTTCCTCTCAGCCAGTAGCCTGCAATTAGCGACATAAACGACACGAAAATCATTACTGCGAACACATCCATCACCGAGTGACCTCCTCATATCCCTTAAGTTTTAATTCTTCTATATAGTCCGTCATGTTGTCGCAACCTGTTTCGTTTAACGGGATTTTCTGCTGAAACGCCGGATTAGCAATCATTTTTGTTCTGCTATTTGTATGAATTTCGCTATCACCGAAATTTGTTGTCTTTTTGAAAACTCTTTCTGTCATTGTTGTAATCCTCCTATATTAAAATCAGAATTAAAATCAAATTACATAAGTTTATTAACGCTAATGCCGCCGCTACTATGACTAAGATGCTGAATAAAAGTTGGTTCTTCATATTGCGCGCCTAGGAATAATAATTTCACGCAAATGTCCATCTACAAGCTCTTTAGTGACTTTGTACTTTTTGTTAAAAGCTTCAGCTCTTTTTTTACGCTCAACTTCATTAATCTTTTTAAATCGCTCTTTTACAATGTTGTTTATTTCTGTGAAATTAATATTCTTCGACTCGTAGCTTTCGTAACTAGCTGATACTAAAACTTCGCTCATTTTCCGCAACTCCTTACTAGTCCAGATTTTTGATAATATTGATCACGTTTGTTTAAAACTTGTTGTAAATCTATGTTGAAAGCTTTCGCAATACTTGCGTTCAGAGTTAATGCAGATGCAACTACATCTGTTATTTCTGAAATAGCTTGTTTAGCTGCTTCTCGTTGTAACATGTCACCTTTTCTTAAATTGAACGTCATCGTCTCTAAGCCGCTTTTCAGCGTGTTTATTGCTTCTTCAACTTCTAGTTCAAAGCGGTTAGTTAAAGAAGCGTGGTGATTGTCTAAGCCGTCGAAAAGTGGAGGTATCATTCCGTTTGAAAATTCATGTGCGAATAAATATGTGCTTTCTGGTTCGTTGTAGCTATCAATTAACTGTTCTGCTTGTTCAAGTGAAACTGTTCGTTTCCCTTTCGTTTGATTGCTTATCAGTGCTGGCGTTACATAACTGTCTATTGCTAGCTCTTTTTGTGTGCGAGTTTCTGCTAAAACTCGCATCGCATTTTGTGCATATGTTGATTTTTGAAACATAATATCTCAATCCTTTTTTGTTATTTTTTCAGCGACTAATTAACAACTTATCGTTATATACTATTGTTAGTCGCTCCCCAGTGACTAAGTTGTCTGTAAGCACCGTTGTGGTAGGCGGTGCTTAGCTTAAAACTAAACCATGTTCTTCAAGTAGTTTGTTTAATAGGTAAACTTGCCCTTTGCCGGTCACTCTCGGCGTGTATGTTGTCACCATTAATCCATTCCTATCTGTATGAATATGCGTTTTTTGCTCGAATAATCCCAAGTTCATTGCCTTTTGCGATGGCTTGTTATAATAAGTCCCTTTATTTAGCAAATATCCGCTTCCTCTTAGCCATTCAAAAAGCCTGTTTTGCCCAATATCTAAGCCATTTTGTTTAAGGATTGTCGCTAAGTCTTTTACTAAAACTGTATTCTCGCTCGTTTGTACAGCATCTGCAAAAATCACTTTCGGTTTTTGTTCCTCGATTTGCTTTAATGCTTCTTGCTTCTCTTGTTGCTCCTCAATCCACTTTTTAGCTCTAGCGACTGGGTCATCTATCATGTAAGAAAATGCTGGATATTCAGTTGCTAGTTTCCTCGCTTGTTTTTCTACTTCAATGAAGTATTTTCTAATTGCTCGACCCATTTCGTTGTTTTGAACCATTGCTAATTCTTTAGCAGTGTCTAAAGTTAGTAAGTATTCTGTTCGAGGTCTGCCAAATGTACTTTCTCCCATAATTGGGAAATAGTCTTCATCCTTTGAAAATCCGTAATTACTAAGCTTGTCAGTAATCCAAGTAGTGAATTTTTTTCCAACTTGCAAGCTTTGATGTAGTTCCCGTGCATTTACAAATTTCTCGCCTTTTTCATTTTCTAGAACTGGCAACATATCATTTGCAATTACTTGTAAATTTGACATTTTGTTCTCCTTTCTGTTCGCCCCTTCACAGTGCTATAGTTTTTGTGAAGGGAGGTGATATTTATGCAAAGAAATCATGTTTCCTCTAGTAGAATCAGAAGCGTTGGCTGGGAAAATGATATTTTAGAAATCGAATTTAATGACGGCTCTATCTATCACTATCACAATGTTTCTCAATCAGAGTATTTAAGTTTTATTCATTCTGGTTCACTAGGAACTGCTTTGTCTCAATTGGATAAAGTTCATAGTTATAACAGAGTTAATTAATCATTGCTTCGTGTCGGTTGTATCAGAACTGACACGGAGTGGTTCAAACGCTAAATCCTCAACAATTCTCACTCCATCTACAGTAATTACTACTCTTGTGTATGGATTAAATGATATTTCTAACTCCTTGATTATTTCGTTTCCGGCTTTTTTAATGTTGTCATTCATTTTTTAACCTCCTATTCTTTTTGGAAAAGCTTCACTTCACCTTAATTTCTAACGAGTTTATAGTCCTAGCCAATTCTTCAGCCAAAGAGTTGGCTTCGCTTAATCTCGTTCCTAACAAAGTAGCGTTTTCTATGGAATCATCTACTCCATTTAGCTCTACTTCCATTTTGATAATTTTTAGCTCTTGATCTTTTTCAAGTAAATCTAAAATGTTTTTTATAGTGTTGTACTTAACGGATACTCTATTTTCTTTTTCATTACCATTTTCTAAAATTGTTTCTAATTTAATAATTGCTTGTTTGATGTTATTCATTTTTCTTCCTCCTCTATTTGTTTTAAAAAAGCCTCTACTTCTAAACCATCCACATCTATTCTTTCTGGATAGCATTCAATAATTAACTTTGGTCGTTTACCGCCTAGTATTTCTAAATGAACACCTGTTACAAATCGTCCTACTTTCCAGTCACCAAGTTGAATGGCATTATATGCAGACCCATCTTCTCTTTGACTAGTTTTGATTGACAAAGTTAACTCTTCGTTACTCATTTTCTAGCCTCCTATTTTCTTTTGCCTAAATCGCCGTTAGTTTTTTCCGATAATCTATTAACTAATGAATTAATTTCTGAATAAAGTTCCGGCAAAATACTTAAATCACTAAAATCTTCTCCAGTTATACTTAATTCAATGGTGAGTACTGACTCTTTTCTGTTTCTCTTGGTTAGGAAAGAGTTTGTAAATGCAATTTTCCTCATTTTCTAGCCTCCTATTTTAGTTAATTTTTGTGACTTTTCGTTACAATTCTGTCAAAAAAAATTTCATCCACCTTTCTATTGTATAACTTTGCAATATTAAACATTAGTGTTAAGGACGGATTTCTAGATCCATCTTCTATATATCCAAGATGTTGTGGCGTTATCCCCAAAGATCGTGCTACGCTTGCTTTACTTCTCTCTCCCCTTAGTTCTTTAAGGTTGTTACCCATAAAATGCTCACCCTCTTTCGTAACTTTATGTTACTTTATATATATTAATATACACGTAACTTTACGTTACGTCAAGAGAAAATTGTAACTTTTTTTTACATATTCAAATTTTAATTGAACGTAACACAAAGTTACTATATCATTGTGGGTACAGGAGGCGATTATATGTTCGGTGACAGATTACGTTCATTACGCGAAAACAAAAATCTAACTCAGCAAAAAGTAGCTGATGACTTGAATATAAAAAGAGAAAATCTTTCTAATTATGAAAGAAATAAAAGAGAACCCGATTACGAAATGCTGAAAAAACTAGCTGAATATTACGGAGTATCACGCTCATATATATTAGGTGAAACAGATAAAAAACAATATTGGGAATTGGATGACAAGGACGAACGAAGCATTCAAAAAGATCTTCAAAAAATGATTGACGATCTGTCTAATTCAGACGCCTTTGCTTACTCGAAAGAAGATGGAGAAATGGATGAAAATACAAAAAAACTATTAATTATGTCTCTTGAAAATTCGTTAAGGATTGCAAAAGAAGAATCTAAGAAACGATTTACTCCTAAAAAATATCGAAAATAAATTAGGTGGGATAGTATGGAGATGAGTGAATTTATACAGCAACAGATACAAAAGCTTGTTAATATTCATGAAACAAGAAATCCGTTTTTAATTGCGAAAGAAAAAGATATTCTTATATTAAAAGAAGACTTAGGTGAAGTTTACGGTTATTATAATAAAATAAACAGAATTAAAATGATTCATTTAAATAACCTCTTTTCAGATGAGCGGCAATTGTTTACTTGCGCTCACGAACTATGCCACGCTCTTATACATCAAGATGAAAATACCCCCCAACTTTCAAAACAAACTATTGTATCAGAGTGGAAAGTTGAAAAAGAAGCCAACTATTTTGCAACACAGCTGCTTATAGACGGAAGCCATTTAGAACATTATATTGATACTACAGATAAAATAATTAACTTTTATGGATTACCCGAAGAAATGAAAAAATATATATAAGGGAGTAGATGAATATGAAAAAATGGATAGTTTTATGTTTTATATTATTGCTTAGCTTAGTACTATATGCGTGCGGAGAACCAGAACTAGATATTAGTGATAGTACTGGAAAAGGATATTATTTAAACCAAACAGGAAAAACCTCTGATAATGCAAAAATAACATTAAAGGATGAAAATGGGGACTCAAAAAAAATCGAGACAGATAATAATAGTTTTACTATGCTTTTTCCTAGGCTTAATTCGAAGGCAACTTATACCGTATTAGCTGAAAAGGACGAAAAAACCTCGGAGACCGAAATTGTTGTTCCAAAACAAAAAAAACTTGTTTCCTATGAAGATTTACAAGGACAGTTTAACTATATTTTTGAAACAGAAGATGATTTATCTATCTCTCTTCCTGAATCAGTAACTAGTGACGCTGAAGTAACTAATGGATTTAAAATAATGTCTGATGGTAATAACGTGATGTCGTTACTATTAACATATAGCTCTAACGATAAAATAGGTATTACAGATTATAATGATTTTACTTATTCAATTGCAGCTATTATGATGTCCTTAGATTCAGAAAACGGTTTAGATAAGGTACTTAATGCTCTCAATAACAGCATGGATGATCAAAAAGATACAAAAGTTTCTGTTAATGAGATTACATATCAATTTTCAACAATCAATACCAGTTCAACAAATTTAACCACTTTAGAAATATATCCAAGTTGATAACTATTCCTGTCATAGTAATTTTAATAATTATGTTTTTATAAAAAGGAGATGCGGGATGAGCAAGTATAGACACTTGTTAAAAAAATGGTGGTTATGTGTGATTTTTTTATTAATTATATTAAGTTTGTTTAATGGTATATGGGTTCTTTTATTTTTCGCTACTCTAGCGACTTTGACATTTGCTGTAATAAAAGTTATTAAAAATGAAAATCGCCGAAAATATACGTTAATCATTATAGTAACTACAGTTTTACTTCTTACTTTTTCTTTAGTAAGAACCGTTCAGCTTTATAATTATATTGTGGAGAATCCAGAAGAAAATGTAACAACAGATGACCCAAAAAAGGATATTAAAGAAGATGCCGAAACAAATGAAGTAGAAGAAACAGAAGAAATGGATCAAGCAGACGCTTCTACGGCATATACAGTCACTCAAGAAGGTATAGAGTCTTTTAACGAGTCTATTAATCGATTAATTTCTGAATCAAACGGAATACTAATAAAAGTGGTTCCATTCGAAAATGAATATGATATGTTAATTGCATATGTAACTCAAGACTTAAAATATCAAGATGAAACAATCAAACAAAAAAATGCTGATTATTTAGGGAATGAAATACAACAACGCGCTCTTGGTACTCTTTTTGGGGGAGATAGCAATCATAGGCCCATGGTTGAGCTAAGATATGAAGACGAGACAAAGATGGCTGGAAGTAGTGCTTTTGATAAAACTAATATGAAGCTCACAGGAAAATAAAATATAAAGGGAGAATGAATATGAAAAAAGGGATGGTTTTATTAACAGGGTTTTTATTAGCTTTTAGTATTTTTTTAGTTGGGTGCAGTGATGCTCAAAAAGAAACGCAAGAAAAAGAAGAAAAAAATGATATGTTTTATCAAACAGGTATGAGTTATGAAAACGAACTAAAAAACACATATACTATATTATGGGACGGTTCCATTGATAAAATACCGAACATCGATACTTTCAGTAATGATAATAGACAAGAAGTACTTAATAACCTCAATACCTTAGAAACCAAATTAGGTGAAATAAAAAAAGAAATTGAAAGTGATAAATCTTTAAGTAGTGTAAATAAAGAATATGTTTCTAACTTAAGTGACGGAATTTCAAAATTAGAAGCTATGACAATTAAATTAAATGCGCAAGTCACTACTAGAGGGGCAAATACTTTTGCTGACGATAATTTTAATCTTGAAATTAAAGAGTTGCAATCCGACGTAGATAATTATCTCAATAAAGCTGTAGAAATCAGAAAAAAATACACACCTAGCGACAAATAAAGAGGGCCTACGGGCTTTTCTTTTTACCAAAAAAAGAACGTATGTGCGAAAGGAGAACGGAAATGAAGGCAGCTATTTATATACGCGTATCTACTCAAGAACAAATAGAGAATTACTCTATACAAGCTCAAACTGAAAAGCTAACAGCCTTGTGCCGCTCGAAGGACTGGGACGTATACGATATTTTCATTGACGGCGGATATAGCGGTTCAAACATGAATCGCCCTGCGCTAAATGAAATGCTAAGTAAATTACATGAAATTGATGCTGTAGTCGTATATCGATTAGACAGACTATCCCGCTCGCAAAGAGATACGATAACGCTTATTGAAGAATACTTCTTAAAAAACAATGTAGAGTTTGTTAGTTTATCTGAAACGCTTGATACTAGTTCGCCTTTCGGTCGTGCAATGATTGGTATATTGTCCGTGTTCGCTCAATTAGAGCGCGAAACTATACGAGATCGAATGGTAATGGGCAAAATTAAACGGATTGAAGCAGGTCTTCCTTTAACGACTGCAAAAGGTAGAACGTTCGGCTATGATGTTATAGATACTAAATTATATATTAATGAAGAAGAAGCAAAACAATTACAAATGATTTATGATATTTTTGAGGAAGAAAAAAGCATTACCACTTTACAGAAGAGACTAAAAAAATTAGGATTCAAAGTGAAATCATATAGCAGTTACAACAATTGGCTGACTAATGATTTATACTGTGGCTATGTATCTTATGCGGATAAAGTGCATACAAAAGGTGTTCATGAGCCTATTATTTCAGAGGAACAATTTTATCGAGTTCAAGAAATATTTTCTCGCATGGGTAAAAATCCAAATATGAATAGAGATTCAGCATCGTTGCTAAATAATTTGGTAGTATGTGGAAAATGTGGGTTGGGTTATGTTCATCGGAGAAAAGATACTGTTTCCCGCGGAAAAAAATATCATTATAGATATTATAGTTGCAAGACCTATAAGCATACTCATGAACTCGAAAAATGCGGAAACAAAATTTGGAGAGCCGACAAACTCGAAGAATTAATCATTGATCGCGTAAATAACTATAGTTTCGCTTCCAGAAATGTAGATAAAGAAGACGAATTAGATAGCTTAAATGAAAAACTTAAAACAGAACACACAAAAAAGAAACGGCTATTTGATTTATATATCAGCGGTTCTTACGAAGTTTCAGAACTTGATGCAATGATGTCAGATATTGATGCTCAAATTAATTACTATGAAGCTCAAATAGAAGCAAACGAGGAATTGAAGAAAAATAAACAGATACAAGAAAATTTAGCTGATTTAGCAACAGTTGATTTTGACTCTTTAGAGTTTAGAGAAAAACAACTTTATTTAAAATCACTAATTAATAAAATTTATATCGACGGTGAACAAGTTACTATTGAATGGCTCTAG